TCCAACCTGGCCAACTTGCCGGGCGTCACCTATTGCCGGGTCTATCAAAATAACACGCTTGCAACGGACGCCAACGGCATCACCGCCAAGTGCGTGGCCGCGGTGATTGTGGGCGGTGATGACACGGACATTGCCTACACACTTTTGGCACGCACGGGGGTGGTGTCTGATTGGTTTGGATCAAGTCAAATGACGTTGTTTGATGTGCAGAATGAACCTTACGTGGTGAAGTGGACGCGTCCCGTGGCGTTGCCCATTTATCTGGCCATCACGATTCAGGTTTACCAACCGTCTGTGTTTCCCGCTAACGGCATCCAACAAATCAAAGACGCCATCAAGGCTTATGCCATCGGCGGTGCGCCAGCGTTGGGGATCCAAGACGGCTTTGGTGACACCGGCTTTCCACCAGGTGCGCCCGTGATCCGGTCACGCCTATACACCCCATTAAATTTTGTGCCGGGCCACCGCGTCACCATTTTGAATTTGGGCACCGCACCCGCCCCGGTGGGCACTGCGGACATTGCCGTGCCGTGGAACCAATACGCCCAATTTACTGATGCCAACATTTCCGTGACGGTGGCACCCTGATGGCTGACCAATTCAGCATTTATGACCGCGACATGCAAACGGTGGCGTTTGATGACACGCTGGATGTGTTCCGGCGCGCGCCGGTGCTGCGGGGCATTCAGCAAACGCAAATGGCGCAAGTGCAAGAACTGTATAGCGCAGAAATTGACTCACTGCGGGCACGCACGCTGGACAATGCGGCCGGGGAAAACCTGAATGTCATTGGCCGCATTGTGGGACTGTGGCCACGTCCGCTGATTGACGCGGGCAACATCATTTATTTCACGCCGGACACGCCTTTGGGTGCCACTGACCTGGCGCCTATGTTTGTGACCAACGCACCCCAAGCGGGATTGGTGGCCATCGGTGATGTGGATTACAAAAAAGCCATCCGCGCCAAGATTATCAAGAATCAAACCAAATATGGCAGCGCACCGGAAATAATGAATTACGGGCAATTTGCCTATGACCTTCCGGTGTCTGTTCACACCTTGGGACTGTCGGACCTTGAAGTGGTGTTGTCTTCACTGACGCCACCCGCGGTGGTTGCTGCTATTCTTGGGGAAGTCAATGACGACACCGCGGACCATCAATTTAATATGCCGTTGCCCACAACATCGCGTATAAAATTAGTTTCTTTTCGTTTCCCGGATGCCTTTGCACCGGATCTTGATAACGGCGCACCTGATGTGGCCTTAATGGGGGTAGGTTATGGCGTCAACTAGAAGTGTAAAAGTCGTTGGTATTTTTGCATCCCTTGCCAACACGGTCATTCCACCAACGCCCATTCAGGGTGTGGCTTACCGCAACAACGCATTGGCCGCAGCCGGTGCCAACGCCGGGTGGCCTTACGCCGTCAAAGTCAACAGCGCGGACTATAACCAGATTCTTTACAGCTATTCCACGTTACTGGCCTGGATGGAATCGTGGGGCGTGGTTGGTTACACGGACTTGACGGACTACGCCCCGTTGGCCGTGGTCATGGGCAGTGACAACAAAGAATATATTTGCATTCAGGCCAACGGCCCCACCACGGCCGTCAAGGATCCCACCACACAGCCCACATATTGGGTGCTGAAGCGCCGCACGGTTATCCCGCGGGCTGTCGCTGCAGGAACCGTGGATGTGATCACGGTGGATTTTGTACCTGATGCCACGCCACTGGTGGATGGTGACCTGGTGCAGATTCAACACACCGGTGCCAATACCGTGGCGCCCACAATCAACCCGGACGGCGCGGGCGCCTTGGGTACGTACAAAGGCGCAAACACCCCGTTGGTGGCCGGTGATATTCCTGGCGCCGATTATTGGGGGCTGTATATCTTTGACGCCTCATTGAACAAACTGCAAATGATCAACCCGGCCACTGGCGTCACGTCAGGGGCTATGACTTCCGGTATTGCGGGGCTATCACGCGGGCTGCAGATTGACGCGGTTGGCGTTAACAATTACACCGTCAATGTTGCCGCCACTGAAGTGGTTTTGGAAAACTCAACAAATCAATATTTCACTGTGCGTGGTGTGGCACTGGCAATATTGGCCAACGGTGTTGTGGGTAACCCTCTGTCCATCATGTCCGCCCGTGCGGCCTCTACCTGGTATTACATTTGGCTATGGCGCAACGCTGCTGGCGTTCTTACGGGCACCCTTGATGTAAGCCCAACAGCGCCCACAACCCCGGCCGGATACGCCGCTACAGACTTCAAGGCACGGCTAAATGGCGCGGTGCGCACTGATGCAAGCGGCAGCACCTGGCTATTGAACACCCGCACCCGCGGCAACGTCACCAACTATTGCAACCTTGCTGGATCCAATACTGCGGCCCTTCCAATCATGGGTACCGGCAATGCGGGCAATGTCAATGCCGCTGGTGGTCTGGTGTCTGTTGCTGTCGCGGCTTTTGTACCGCCCACCGCTGTGGAAATATCAGTGCCCGCCATGGCATCAAGCGGGGGCAGCGTGTTGGTTGGTGCAAATAACAACTACGGGGCCACGGGATCAACAACCAATATGGCTTTGGCGTCAGGTCAGTTGGCATCCGGGGTTATTGGGTCAACCGTGCGCATACTTTTGGAAAGCGCAAATATTTGGTGGGCAGGTGTTGCCCCTGCATCAATCTGGTGTCTTGGATGGGTGGACTAAATGAAACAAAAAATCATTGATTGGTATAACGCCCACATTGTGGCCGGTTGGTATCAAGCGTGGGCCATTTGGGTGGCCGTCATTGCCGCCCTGTCACCTTACCTGGTGGACCTGTTGCAATACACCTTGGATCACTGGACTACCGCCGGGTCTTACCTAAACCTACAGGACAGCACAAAGGAAGCCATTAGGCTGGTGCTGTTGTTGGTGGTGCTACCCGCCGCCCGCGCATGGAAGCAAAAGAAAATGCAGGAAGCCGCAGCCAAACAAAAGGAACTGGCCAAATGAAATACAGCGGGGAAATAACTTTAGGCAACCTGGTGTCCGCAGGCACAGCCCTTGTGGCCGTTGCGGTAGGTTGGGGCGTGTTGGTCACACGTGTGGATGCGTCAGACCAACGCATGGCCGCGCAACGCACGGAATTCACCCAAGCCCTGCAGGACACAAAAGAGGCCATCAAAGAATTGCGCGCCGATAGCAAGGAACTGCAAAAAGCCGTGGGCGCCATCACCACAGATACCGCGTTGATTCGCGGGCGCCTGGCGGGCAATGACGGCCCAAGCCGGAAATAACGTGTATCCACAGAACACCGCGCATTGGGCCGCCCTGTTGGGCAACTGTGGCGTGCGCTCGGCGCAAATCGTCACATGGGCGCCAGCGGCCGCGGACAGCTTGAAGCCCGGGCGCTTCAGTGCCGGTGAATCTGAACTAGATGACTTTTTGGGCAACATGTTGCATGAAACAAACATGCTGCGCAACGTGGTGGAAAACCTGAACTACAGCCCGGAACGGATCCGGGAATTAGGTTTGATGTACGGCCCAAATTCACGGTGGGCCGCTGCAGCCCGTCAAGCCAATGACCTGGCGGGCCAGCCTGAAGCACTGGCGGAAGTCCTCTACAGCGGACGTTTTGGCAACACGGCGCCCGGTGACGGCTGGAACTACCGCGGCCGGGGAATCCCCCAAATTACCTTCAAAAGCAATTATGAATTTGTGGGTGACCTGATTGGCCAAGACCTGGTGGGCTTGCCCGGCTTGCTGGAGCAACCACGCTTTGCACTGGACGCCGGGTTGGCCTGGTGGGAAAAGAAAATACCGGACAGCATCTTGGGTGATGACCGCGCCGTGCGCATCAAGGTGCAAGGATCAAGCCTTGGCCTGGCGGAATGTGTCCGCATCGCCAACAAAGCGCGCGCCAGCCTGGCGGGGCTAGTGTGACCTCCGCAGCCTACATCCGTTTGGCCATAGCCGTGGCCGCTCTTGCGGCTGCAGGCGCTACCGGCTGGTTTGTCAACGGCTGGCGCCTGAACAGTGAAATTGCAGAGCTACAGCGGCAACACGCCCAAGCCATGTTTGTGGCCAGTGAAGCGGCCGCACGTGAGTTGGCCAAGGTCACCGCGGAACGTGACGCCATCCAAGCTACATTCAACGGCCTTGATGCCGCAGGGCTGGCCAAACTTAAAGGGGACGCCGATGAAACGGAACGCTTACGTACTTGCGTGCGCAATGGCACTTGCGGGCTGCGCATCCGTGCTTCCTGCCCCACCAATACCCCCAACGTGCCCGGCGCCCCCCAAGGTGGCGGCCTGGATACTGGAACCGGAAGCAGACTTGATGCCAACGCTGAATCTGATTATTTCGCCTTACGGGGCGGCATCAGCCGGATCCAAAACAAACTAGCCACATGCCAAGCGGCCTTGGGCTGCATGACGGGCCAAAGGGCTTGCCCCGCGCCTACCGCATCACCCAACCCCTGAAAACACGCCCACGGGGCTGCAATCAAGCCGCAGGGGGTGTTTTGCCGGTCAGGATCCATTCAAATACCTGGCGTTGCGTTTGGTCCATGGCCACCCCATTACCCGCCAGCGTGGCGCCCACGGCGTCAAACACCCTTTGGATGTAGGCCATTTCCAGCCCTGCGGCCAATCCCCATGCCTGCCAGTCCGCCAAGGATCCGTCAAATGGCGGGCTTTCCCGCTTCATCAGTTTGTTGAATTCCGCCTGTTGTTCCGGCGTCATGATCACTTCATCTTGAATGATGGTGGCGCCCACGGCTACGGCCGCCAGGTGAAGACGCTGCATGTGCTGACGGGCCACCGCCATTTGCCGGGAGTGGTCCACAAGTTTCATGCCGTAGGGTGCTACTGTTTTCATAGCTGCACCCGCCCGCCCTCATTGGCCGGGACCTGCTTTTGGCCCATAAAATCGTGGTTTTCGTCAACCTTCCACGCTTCCAATACGCTGTAGGGCACCTGTTCATTGTTGGTAATGTCCCAGTATTGGCCAGTTGTCAGGCGCACCGCAGTGACGCCCAACCGCCGGGTGCCTTGGATGGATCCACCCATGCCGTAACGTGTGACCACCCGGGCAGCAAACACGGGTTGGCCAAAAGGCGGTGGGTTGTCAGCCAGGATGGCATAGCCCTTGGCCCGGTATTCATCAAAAATCTTTTGCAGATATGCAGTCATCATGTTCCCCAAGTTGTGGCCAGCGCATGTGCAATGCCCGGGTAAGTTTCGCTACGCTTCAAGGCACGGTCCTTGGACGGGGGCAACTTGTTTTGGCCGCTGTCAGTCTGATTGGCCCACCGTTCCACCATCTTGCCGGATCCGCGGGGCCACTCCACCCACCGGCCGCCTTTACGCTTCGCAGGGTCTATGGCCAAGGGTGGAAGCCCACGTGCCCAAAGGCACGTGGTTTTACTTGCGTCATCACCGAATTGGTAAGGCTGCACAATCTGCGGCCGCGGCATAAAGTCCAATCGCGTGTTGATCACTCCCACCGGGTTTTCCAGCCGCACCAACGGAATGTGTTTTGCGTTCCACAACAGAGTCACAAAGTCCAATGCGTCATAGGTGCCCTGCCAGCCGCGGCCGCGGTCATTCCAGTGGATGGAGCTAACGGACAGATAGGTGCATGGTGGAAAGAAAAACGCCGCATCCCACGCCCTGTAAAGAACGTCCCTTATATCGCCTTGATAGTGCGGCCCCGGGCGCCGGGTGGGCAACAGGTCACAACTGACCGCATTGTGGCCAAGGGCAATCAACGCGTCACGCAAGATGCCGGATTCTTCACAGCCTACTAGGATGTTCATGACAGGCACGCCCGCGCGTCATCAAGGCACCGGCGCAAATAAGAGTCATAGACGGATTGCAACCAACCGTCTGCAGTACCGGGCCACACGCATGGCAGGATCACAAATTTAGTGGGGGCGCCCAAGTCAATCACCACGTCCACTTTGCCATCATCCCGGGCCACGGCGCTTAACTGGTGGACGCCGGAACGCTTGCGCACTTCCACCAAACGCACCCGCAGGTTTTCCGTGATCATGCTGACACCACAGTGAATGCAAAGCCGCAGGCGCGGGACATTGCGGCCGCCAGTTTGGCCGCGTCATTGGTTGCGTGGTCAAAGCGTGTAGCCGTGTCCAGCGTGTCTGTGTATTCGCTTTCAGCGCTGTCCACTTTGGTGGCGTACATGGGGTAACCAAAGGCATTGGACACCAACACAAATTCACCCGTCAGATCCGCCGCAATCAGCTTGTCAATCTGTGGCAGGGTCATGGATGCTTTGCCGTTAACTACGCCCAATACGGCGTCAAGTGCGCGGCCGTAGTTGCCACGGGCTTGGAATATTTCATCATCCACGGCGTCCGCCGCAGCTTCATCGCCAGCGTTGACGGCTTTAATGAAACGGTCCACGGCGGCAAGTGCCAGTTTTTTAATCTGTGGGCTGAAGGGCATCAGGGCTTGGGCAATTTTTGGGTCAAGGGTGGCAGCGGTCATGGTGTGGGTCCTTCCGTTGTTGATGTTTGATAGTGTACACCAAATTCAAACCCGTCAACAACTATTTTGTAACAGACCTTTTGGCCGCCGCCAGCACTTCCCGCGGCCGGGCGCGGATGGCGCCACATTCAATGGCCCATTTCCGCTGCAGGTTGTTCACGTCATAGTGTGGGTGTTCCGGGTGATTGTGGAACCAACGCCGGTGGATGTGGGCGCGTTCCGCCAGCAAGTGCAGTTCATCCAAGGTGTCTGCAGCCAGGTGGTGCCGCTTGGGATATGGGCGCAAGTCAACGTAACTGGCCATGCTGCTATTCCTTTTAAAAAGTGGTGTTTGTTTCAAGGGTCAGCTATCGGCGCCAACCTTTATCCTTGGGCAGTCACCATTGCCCGTAAGTGCCTCTACGCGAGAAACACCCACTATCCTTTGCGGTAACGCTTGCCACGCCAGCCGCCACCGGCTTTGATTGGCCACCCGGCCGCCCACGCGGGCATGGTGTTCATGATGCGTTCATATTCTTCAATTGACCCGAAGCCTTCCGGTATTTCGCTAACGTCTTCATCATAGACATGCAGCACCACGGGATAGCCACAGCGTTCAAGGTTGTTGATTGCGTGCCGCTGAATGTCGCGTGCCACAGCCTGCACCACGTTTTCAGTCAGTTTGCCGCCATAGGTGGACATGCGCACCCAACCTATTGCGCCCTGCTTGGGGTTGGTGTTATAGCCTTCATAACTTAACGCCTGTTCCGTGCCACGCCATGACGTAGTGGCCTGCAGCCGCGGCCGGTGATAAGTCAGATAGCGGCCGCTTGGCAACTGGCAGTAAAGGGCATCCCCGCGCATCACGTAGCTTATACCTGTGTGGGTGCCATCCTTGCGCAACACCGGGTAAAGCGTGCCGGGGTTGATGACCGCGGACACGGCCATGCCTTCAAGACCAAACATGCACGGGTTTTGACCACCCCAAAAATATTCAATGTTGGGGCTGTCCGCGCGCCACTTCAGGATGTGGCCTTTTACTTCATCGTCAGTGCCGGGGCCATCAAAGTTGCGCCAGGCGCCAATCCATCCCTTAAAGCCCAACGCCAATTCCGCAACCTTGCCCACATCCTGACGCGCGGGGTGGTTAGATCCGGTGCGGTCTTTGTATGCCTTGAATTCTTCAAAGGGTATGCCCAAGATTTTGGACGCTGACAGTTCATAAATTTTGCCGTGAGTGCGGAACACATCAATGCGCCACTGTTCATTGGCCAGCATCGCCAGCACCACCGCTTCAATTGCGCTGAAGTCACTACAAATCAAATCGTGGCCCGGGGCTGCGATAAACAACGCGCGCAACACCCCGGACACGGCGCCCATGGCGTCACCAAAATAATACTGGACCAACGCCAGGTTGCGCGACATGATCACACGTAGGGCGTCTTCCGCGGCTTCACTTGTCCAATCCGCCTTTTTCTTTTCTGGCGCCACCGGCACACCACACCACGGGCATGCCTTCAGCTTTATGCCAAAGTAGTGACTACAGGCACCGCACTTGTAAACGTCAGGACCGCTGCGTGGCAGGTTGGTTGGCTGCGGACCTTCACCGGTGGGGCGGCCGGTGCGTGCGCCGTGATAGTTGAACAGGTCATGCAGACGCCCGGCTTTGGTGATTTGATTACGCATCGCATAAACTTTTTTCACCGATGCACTGCCAACGAATGCGCGTATTTCCAAAGCACGCCGGGCCGGATTGAAACGGTCCGGGGGATGTGGCGCCATTAGCTTTAATTTGGCTTCCACGGTTTCTTCCTGCATGTTGTCCATGATGCAGCCGTGTGCAGCCAACCACCCCGTAAGCCGGGCCACCTGGCTGGCCTGTTCAACCACCCCGCTTGTCAGGTTGCGCAGTTCCAAAGCATATTGTTTGTGGGCTTCACCCACCAACGCGGCGCATGCTTCAATAGCTTCACGGTCCACCTGCACGCCGCGCATGTTGATGGCTTGATCCGATAACCAAAACTGAAGTTCATCACCTTCAAGGTCCGGGATCCGCGCGGACGCTTCCGCTTCAGCTTCAATGTCTGTGCCGTTGTAATTGAACAGCTTGGCCCCGTCCACCGGGTCTTCATCCACGGTGATGCGCCAACGGGGATCATTCTTTGTTGGGTTGCGTGGCTTGCTGAATTTATCCAACAGCCGCGTGCCTTCCTTGTCCTTTTGAATGGGTAGGCGTAGCACCGTGCCGATTAGATCCAGCTTGCCAGGTAGTGACCACGCGCGGGCTTTCCCCATGCTGCAGCGCAACTGTTGTGGGGGCAGATAGGGCCAACCATATTTGGGGGTACACACGTTATGCCATATCCAGCGTTCAAACGCGCTGTTGTGGGCTTCCATCAGGCCACCCGTGGCGATGTGATCAAACAGCGGTTGCAGCACGTGCAGTGACACGCCAGGACGCCAGTGAATGGACCCGCGGCCGTCCTTCAGGTTGTATTTAAAAGATATGACTTCAGTGGAGGGGTGTTCACTGTAAACAGCGGCGCCGATTACCTGCAGCCCTTTTTTATCCTGCGGTGCGCCGGGTAGGCACGTCCACTTCCCCAAGTCCGTTAGGTTTTCCGCGGGCACCCACACATAGCCAGCGGCGCTGAAGGTTTCAAAGTCCATGTCCGGCAACGCGGTGGCCACCCCCATGCCCGCCGCAAACTGTGTTCCGGCCGGATATTCCATCACTGTGGTCATGTTGTGTAGGGTATCAATTGCCGCGGGGATCCGTCCGGCATGTTATAGGACAAATAAAGGGGGTGCCACGGGTCATCATCAGCCGTGAGTGCTAACGCATGCGGTGTGGCGCCATGGTCCCCAAGTAGCTGCAGAACGTCCGTTGCCCGGCGCCACCTGGCTGGCGTAGTGACGCCCCACGCGCACACAATCTTGGGGCCGTAACACGTGGCCAGTGCTTTCAAGTAGCCATCATTGTTGGGGCCAACGGGGTTGGCAGTTTTCAACAGGTCCGCCGGTTTGGTGGCGCGGAATGCGTAGAGGTTGCCCACTTCAATTCCACCATAACCAAACTGTTTTGCGAAGCTGCAGATTTTACGAATAGTGGGATCATCCACGTTGCCGTCCGCCGTGCTTGGGTTCAGCATGATGAACACCAGTTGTGGCAACTTGCGGTCCCACGTGCGCCAAAGCCGATACCGGTATTGTTCACACGCACTGATGACCGCCCCGCCTTCCGTTTTATCCCACACTTTTTACTCTTTTCCAAGGTATGTGCGCCACGGCACCACGTCACCTTCAGGACCTTGGAAGCCCCAACTACTGGCCTTTTTCCAAACTAAAAACATTGTCCACACGCCACCTTCCGACACATTCAAAATGCGGTGGAACATGCCGTGGTTTAGTGTTGCCGTATCACCAGCACACCTGTTGAACATATGGCCAACCCGGGGGCCGTCCATGCGCACTTCCGTGTAGTGCCCCTGCATCACCACCGTGCGTGCGCAGTCCCATGGATGGTTGTGTGGATCACGTTCTAAATCCGGCCGCATGATGTGATGCACGCGGATGGATGGCAGGTTTTTAAACGGGCGGTTGTCAACATCGGATCCGGCCGCCTGCTTGCCGTGGTCTTCACTGTAGGCATTGAACAGCCAAAACCGGCGCATGTAAAAGTCATCAGGGTTGGCCGGGTTCACAATGTGGCTGTAGGGCGTTTTCATTGCACGGGCCACAATCAAACGGAAGACCACCGGACGTGAACAAAGCCACGCCAGGATTTGCCAACCCCAAAGTGCCACAACCCACCACAGTATCAGCACCACATCCGCGATGGCCAGCACTTTACCCACCCACGGCGCGGTGGCGCCTGCAATGGATATAACCGCGATAGATAGAACAAAAAGTGTGGTTGCCCAAAGCAGACGATTGCTTACCATGGTCAGCCCTTCAGTTTGTCAAGTTGCTTGCGCAGCCAGGTTGGGCCACCCGCGGCGTCATACTTCGCACGCTGTGTGGTGTTGCAACGGATAGACGGGATCCGGTCCACCATCGTGCCCATTTCATCATCCAGCGGCTTTGCGCCTGCACCCACGCGGGCGCCACCACGCTGCGGCTTTTTGGTTTTGGTTGCCATGTTCAAAATCCTATGTGTGAAAAGTTTAAAAAGCCCCGCCACGGTTTCTGGCCAGTGGCAGGGTAAAGCCCCGGCTAAGGGTTAGACGATATAACCGGCCGCACGCATTTGGTCATCACTCCAGCCACCGGCGCGGAATGCCTCATACGTCACGCCTGGTTGTTCTGCAGCCGCTTTGGCGGTCAGCATGGGACCCACGGGTGGTGGCGCGACATTGGCGACAGGCGGGGGCGGCACGTTCAACACGCCAGCATGCGGAACCACAGGAACCGGCGCCGGTGGCACGTTGGCTGGCGGTGCAACCACCGCGGGGGTGGCCGGGAACATCGCGCGCAATTCCGCTTCCGTCTTGACCACTTGGCCTTGATAGAAGTGGCCCGGGGCTTGCGGGTGTGGCGTCCAGCCTGCAGGGGGCCACGCCGTCACGGGTGGGGCAACTGCAGCACCCGGCACCGGCGGTGCGTACACGGGGGCATTGGTGGGCACTGGCGGGCTGTTGGCCACAACAGGGGCACCAGGTGGCGGGGGAGTGCCCCCACCGGCTGCGGGTGGTGCTGGCGGCATCGCACCGGCCAACGGCGTCAGGCTGGCGCCTGCAGGCAATGCGGCCGTACCAAAGCCGATGGATCCAAGATCAACCCCGGTGTTGATGCGTTCACCGTAGCCACGCAGGCAAACAGCACTGTGGTTGATGTATATGCCCGGCTGGCTGGCGGATCCGTTGCCGGACGTGGTGGCCTGTGCTTCCACAAAGTCACCCGGGTTAATCAAACCTTCCTGGCTGTTCCACACCGCTTCACCCTTGCTGTCCAGCACAGCCACTTTGGGTGCGAAGCCTGACGACAGACCCACCACCCAATGGCCGGGGTGTCCGGGTTGGTCACACGGCTTTTTGCCCTTTTTGTTTGGTATCTGGCTGTCACCGTCTTTGACCTTCCAGGAAAATGCCGGGCTGCTTGCGATGTTGGGGAACGCAGCGTGGCCAACGGCCCACAGCTTGGCGCCCCACTCTGTTGCCGCCCAATGCTGTTCCGCGCCCTTGGGAATGGCAATTGCAAAATAGTAGTCAAGGCGTGGTTTGCCAAAGTCAGGGCCGGGGGTTTTGACCGTCAGCGGTTTGCCCTCTGCGTCTTTATCGTTTCCTTTGTAGAGGTTGCCGGACACGACACGTGCAACCGGAAAACGGATGGGGGTTTGTTGGCTCATTTTGAAAAAGTCTTTCTTGCGTTATCGTCGGTTAAAAGTTCCAGCTTCACACCCTGCGGTGTTTCACTGTATGCGCCAATAATTGCTGGATCAATTCCCAACTTGGCAGCTTGATTGGGGGTGATTGGTTCCGGTGCTTTTGCCAGGTTGTGACCCAACATCAAGCCCATGTTTAGAACATCCGCGGATGACTTCACCCACTTTGTCCGGCCGGTGGATGGCACCAGCCCAAAGAACGGCACGTGCTGGCCACTGCGCAACAACGCTTCCGCTTGAATGGTCATACCGGTTATGCGGGCTTCCAGCATCTTGGCCGCGCGCTTCAGTATTGCCAATTCCAGCCCCACGGCTGCGGGCGGCATATTCAGCGGTGTGGAGTTGCCAGAGTATTCAACGATAGCCGCACCCGCCTTTTGTGATGACGGGCATGGCCAGCGCGCACTGCAGTGTTTGCAACCATCGTTGGTGCGTGTCGGTGGATCATCACCCAACGCCACTTCCACGGCCATTTGCATGCGGTTGATGTATCCGCGCAAATCAGACAGCATGCAGCGCCATTCCCGGATTGGTCCATCCCGGTGGTAACTGCGGGGCTGAACAACGCGCATGATCACTTCAATTTCTTGATCACTGCGGCCAAAAGCCTTCACGTGTGGTTCATCACAAATGCCCGCAACCTGGCCAATCATTTGCCAGTTTTCAAAAACTTCCACGTGATCATGGCCGCCCTTCAGTTCCCAAACATAAAGTTTGAATCCGGGTTGCCATGCGCGCACATCGGGTGTGCCCCAACAATCGGTGGGATGGATCCGCGGCACAGTCACGGGGCGTTCAATCACCACGTGGTCCGCCCAATGCGGGCCAAGCGTGGCCACCACGTCATCCACCAGCATGTCCGCAGTTTCCAGCATTTCTGCATCCACCACCACGCCGTTGGGCGCCAAGTCCCCGACATTGACGGCCGGGGCCGTGGGTGTCAATCCACGTTCCATGCACCAGTGGGCCGCGGTGCCCCACCGCGCATCCTCTGATTCCGTCAATTCCGGGAACTGTTCTTGCAATTGAAGTGACCCCGGGCAAGCCACTGTCAACGCCATGGCTGACAGCGCAGCCCGGGCGTGAAGTTGGCCCGGCGGGGGCACAAAGCGCACAATTTGCATGGTGTGTTACGCCATCACCAACACGGCGTCAAGGTACTGCGCAACCTGCGGGATCAAATCCGGGCGGTGCGTCAGGTGTGACAGTTCCGTGAGTTGCACAGATTGCACGGCCGCCAGCACTTGGGCTTGTGTCAACTTGCCGGTGCCCATGGCGTCCGTTATTTTGGTCATCAACAGCGGCATGGTGTTACACACACCGTTGGCCACGGGTGGGGGTGGCGCGGTGTTGGTTGCGGTCACAGGTGGTGGGGGTGGAACTACCGCAGCGCCAGCGACAGGCGGGGGCGGCACAACAGCGGCCGGGGCAGGTGCTGCAGCGGCGCCACCACCGGCGGCCATGACGGCGCGCAATTCAGCTTCCACGGTGGCCACAAGGTTGCCGCCATTGATGCCGCGTTTTTGCTTCCATTCACCCTTGGCCGTCTTGGGGTGGGTGTTGTTGGCGCCAAGACTGTGAATGCGTGCATCCCACGGCAAGCCGCGTGAATCCAGTTCAACGCCGTTGGCAAAGGTCGTGGGGGCCGCATTGCCCGATGGGGCACCCGTTGCGGCCGCGTTCACTACAGGCGGTGGAGTCACGGGCGGTGGCGTCACTGCACCAGCCTGCGGCACCGCGGGGACATTGGCCAATGCTGCGGCACCCGCAACCGATGATGCACCGGCCGCGGGCGGAGCGTTTCCCGCAAACAGTTCCGCGGCTGAAGGTTCCGTGGATGCGGCACCGGTGGTGACTTGCACATGCACCGGTTGTGGTGTCCCGGTAATGATGACGGCACCTTGGCCACTCAAGGAAGCCAGCCAGTCTGAAGCCTGCTTGAAGTCTGCGGGTGTGTCGTGTTTGGTGTCAAAAGTGATTTGCATTTGGTCCTTTGGTAAAAATTAAAGTTGCAGAGGGAGTGAACAGTAAAGCATAATAACGGCACCGTCAATAGGAGTTTGAATGTTAAGTGCAAAATCTTTTAAAAATGCGTTGTCATTTGTGCAACACGTAATCAACCCGGCCCATGATTTGCCAGGATTACGGGGGGTAATGTTTGAATTTGTAGAGGGTCAAAACGGGATTGACACTTTATATCTGGTTGCGTGTGACGGAATCAGAATGGCTGTTGTTCAAATGGATGTAGCCGCATGCCCCGATTTACGGGGGGCGTTCATTATTGCACCGGATCAACTGCAGTACCTTGGCACCCACACGGATGAACAGCGGGTGCGTTTCTCTAAAGCCAATGGCGCCAACGGCATTGTTGTGGAGTACGGCAATTCTGAAGCCTTCGCACACATCCGCAACATGCCCAAAGAAACACAGTGGCCGGACTGGCGCAAAGCTGTAAACCAACAAGGCTGGCCAGCCGAACAGGAAAAGGGTTTTGCGGCGCCATACATCGCGGCCGCAGCCATCGCCATCACCAACGCGTTTGGCCCCACCATGGGGTTTAAAGAACAAAACGGCCCGTTGATCCTGCAGGCTATGGAACTGCCCAAAGATGAAATGCGCGGCGTGGTTGGTGCGTTCGTGACTATGGCCCCCCGCGTTGTGTTCCGTCAGTAATGCGGTTACGTCCTTACCAAACCGCTGTAGAGGCGGAAACATATGCAGCGTGGGCCGCGGGTGCGCGCAACGTCTTGACGGTACTGCCCACAGGTGGCGGCAAAACGGTGTTGTTTGGCAACGTGTTGAACAGCCTGCAGGGCGCCGGGGTTGCTGTGGCCCACCGCAGTGAATTGGTTTCACAAATGTCCATGGCGTTGGCCAGGTATGGTGTGCGCCACCGCATCATTGGACCCACCAGCCTTCAGCGCACCTGCGTGGCTTTGCACGTGGATGAACTGAAATGCAGCTATGTAGATCCGGGCGCACGTATCGCGGCCGCTGGCGTGGATACCTTAATCAAGCGTGACACGTCACAGGACAGTTGGTTTAGACAGGTGCAACTGTGGGTGGAGGATGAAGCACACCACGTGTTGGAAGAAAACAAATGGGGCAAGTCCGTGGAAATGTTCCCCAACGCTTACGGCTTGGGAGTGACGGCCACACCAGTGCGGGCCGATGGCAAGGGACTTGGACGCAAGATTGTTGATGCGGCCGGGAAGGTCATTAAAAGCAATGACGGCGTGTTTGATGTGATGGTGCAAGGGCCAACCATGCGTGAATTGATCACCATGGGTTACCTGACGG